GCGGCGCGCCGGCCACCGACGCAGGCGTCCCGATCACGATGTTTCCGCTCGCGTCGGTAGTCGGCACGCACTGCGTGGTCACGGTCGCGCTGCAGGGCCGGTACCGGCCGCTCTGCTGCGCCAGCGCAATTCCGCACAGCAGCAGGAAGACGAGAATCCTGCTCATTGTCAGCCTCCGTATAGGACGTACATCACGTCGCCCGCCGCCAGCCAATAATAGAACTGCGCCAGTGAGTAGAACTCCGTCAGTTCGGCCACTGGCGGAAGCATCTGGCCGAACCAGCCTGGCGGAAGCGGAAAGCCGACGCCGGCCGTCACCGGGCATGTGCCAGGCGCGGTGACCTCCGATCCTCCGATGAGCGCGTTCTGTGCATTGGAAGCAGGCACCTCAGCCTGCACCCACTTCGCCCGTGTGGCTGCCGAGCCAGTGACAGTGTGAACGGCACCGTCGCCGATGAGCGTAAGAGATCGCGGTGGGATCATGGCTACACCCCGAAGATGACGCTCACCCGGTCGGTAGTGGCCGGACAGCCCGAGGATGCGCCGTAGACGAATACTCGGTCAAGCGGATAGGGCTGCTGGTTGAATGCGCCGCGGTGCAGATACACCGGCACGCCGGTGGGCAGGACCATGCCTCTACCGGCTCCTACGTTGCTGTCACCGATGCGCAACGATGATCCGCTGGCGACCAGGCCGATCCAGGTGGCCTTCTGTCCGGCTGTGCCCAGCGGCGTAGCAACTCCGTTCGGAACGACATCCGCAATGGTTTTGAGAGTCATGCCCGGATTGTACTCCAAAACGGGAAGACGCGTATTTGTTTCACCTGGAACGGTATTGCGGATTACAAATCGGGACGCATGTTCCCCCGAGCACGCGTCCCATGAGAGAAAGGTGAACCTTGCTATAGTCAGCGTATCACGAAAGCGCCGACTGCACGGCGCTTTTTATCGCTTCCACGGCAGCATCCCGATTGTCGTCTGCGGCCGGGCGCATGTAGGGCTGCGCCACCTGGCCGGGCCAGCTCTCCTTGTACTCGAATGGCCCAGCGCCAGGCGAAGCCGCTCCGCGTCGGCCGGTGCCGTACTCGACGTACACCGAGTACGGCATATCCGGCGAAATCTCGGCGACCACGCTGAACAGGCTGGAGGCCAGCGATCCGCCGCGCTGGGCCGCTTCTGCGCCGCGGTACATCTGCGTGGCGATGGAGTCGCGGAGGGCGCCGGTGTCCACGGGGCAGTTCTGCTTTGCCGCGCCCTCGACGATGACCGCGGCATCGCCCACGCCGTCCCAGAGGCCGCCACCGACCTTGGCCAGCAGGCCGGGTACGTTGCCCACCACGATCCGCGCCGTTGCGGTTATGCGGCTCATCGCCGTCACTCCGTCGCCTGAGCAACCACCCAGACGATTACACCGAGCACCAGCAGATCCACCAGCAGGGTAAAGAGATCCATTTTCTTACTCCTACGGACTTCATCGCGTCCTGATACAGACGACTACACAGAACACCAGCAGAAGTACCAGCAAGGTGATGAGCATGGTTTACCTGGCGTGCCACAGCGGCGCATGTAGGAAGGAGCCGCCGCCAATCTGACTGACGGCAAAGTAAATCAGCAGGATCAGGCACACTACGCCCCAGATCCAGCGCACCGGCACCGGGAACCCGGCGCGGTCGCAAATGTAGAAGCCACCCCAGACGACTACACAGAACACCAGCAGAAGTACCAGCAGGGTAATGAGATCCATTTTCTACTCCTACGGATCATCATACCCCCAAAAGATCGCGCGCGCGCTTCGCCTGGCCCTTCGATACCGAGACGACGGTGCTGTCGTGCCCCTGATCGCGAATCACGGCGAAACGGTGCCGCCCGTTCTCGAAAGTCACATCTCCATTCGCATCCAGATACACCACTGGTGCGATGATCGGCTCTTCGGTTGTTGCCAAAAACTCCCCGAAGGCCCCATACCTTCCGGTCACCTGATTCTCCCCGCCTGCCCCGATGTACAGTCCAATCTGCTCGGCGTTTCTCTTCCAGGCCTGATCCAGCTTATCCGTATCCACCGCAATCATCGTGTGGCTGGAATGCAAAGTGTCTTGCTGATAGGTGATGCCATCGGTAGTGAGCGTTTTGCGGCCCTCGTATGTGCCTTCCTCTGGTTCGGCGGTTTCCGGCTTCTCCTGTTCCGGCTCTTCGGATGTCGCAAACGAAACGGAGCATTGGCAATTCGGATGCGCGGGTGGCGCGTCGTTTCCGCTCTGGAAATTGTCATCGAGACCAATTGGCCCCTGATCCTCGTTGGCGATGCACTCGTCACACGGGTCCGGGCCGTCCGTGTTCCACTGCTTGAGCATGCCGCCGACTTCTTTCGCGCTCGCCAGCATCGCCGAATTGTAGACGTCCGCCAGCTCCGTGCGGGCGATCATCTCCGCGCGCGCCGGCGTCATGGCATCGAAGCTGTCCTCGATAGCCTTCACCGCATCCTGGTAGCTTCCGCCGCTCGCGTAGACGTCGGCGACGGAGTTAGCGATGGTCTTCACGCTGGTGTCGTCGATATCCGCCGCGAGCTTCTGAAATCCCTCGGTGCGCAGGTATTCGTCTGCATATGCACTCGCCGCTTTCTGTGCCTGCTCCAGCGCCGTTCCGAAGTCGATGGAGAAGACGCGCCCGGCGCCCTCGGCCGCCGCTGCGATGCCCTCGGCCCATTCGCTGACGTCACCAGGCGACGGGTCGGAGGTGAGCGCCGCGCCGGCCTCTATGTTCACGGTGACGGCGTGCTTGATGGCGACCGTGAGATCCTTGTCGGCCTCGGAGTACTTGTCGCTCAGCCACTTGAGCCATGTGCGCGATTCTTTCAGCAGCGCGCGGCGCTGTCTCTTGAAGCGCCCAACCAATAGTTTCTTCAGCTTCGCCTCAATTGGCGCAAGGACGGCGGCGTGCCGCGGATGCAGCAGCGATTCGGTGAGCGACTCAATGGCTTCAGCGAGTGGGATCATCTGCCACGTCTACATAGATCCAGTCCGATGTACGCCAGGACGAAAATTAACAGGATGATCTCGGATTGTGTCATCAGATCACCTCGATCATCGGAGCCGGCGACCAGTATCGCACCGGGCCCATCTTCTGCGCCTGCCACACGCATCCGCACCGGTCGCAGGTCCATTCGTCGCCGATCAGTCCCGCCAGCAGCGCGGCGTTGAGACGACCAGCGCAGCACTCATCGGGCTCGTAGCTGTCGAGCTGCGTTGAGTCGCTCACCGAATCGCTGCTGCGACCAGCGCAGCACTCATCGGGCTCGTAGCTGTCGAGCTGCGCGCGTAACGGCATGAGCGCGTTGTCCGGCGCTTTGGCGTGCTGGCCGGCCAACAGCCCGCGACCAAGCTTCGCCACGGCGATGCCTTTGCTCGGCGCGTTCCGCAGTGCGGCAAACTCTTCCGGGGTCGCCGGGTACTCGTAGGCCTTGAAGACAACCACGATGCGCTGGCGCTTGGCATCGTAGCCAATGGCGTAAACATTTGATGATTCAACGGTTTCCAGTGTCACTTGCACCTCGTTCCTCTTCCTTCGCACGACAGACACATCACATCCTCGCACCAGATCAGCGCCGTACCGTCCGGTCGCTCGCCGTGGAAGACCCACGGAATCAGGCCGGTCCCGTCGCACACCAGGCACTGCTTGCGCGGATCAAGCACCCTGGCCATTCATCGACTCCACCACGGTCACCAGCTTCTCCAGCGCCGCATTCACACGCGCGCGCGCTTCCTTCGCCGCGGGCGTCGGCTGCTTCGTTCCTGGCGCGGCCTGCGGCTGCGGGATGGCGTTCGGAGCGGGCTGAGGCTGGCCACCGGGCGTCGGCGTGGCCGGGCCGATGGGCGCGGTCTCCGGCTCCTTCGTCCGATCCGGATCGTACTCGCTCTCCGGGTACATCGCCTCCACCATCTCGTCCACGTCCTCGATGCCGATCAGCGTACCCAGATGTCGCACACCTTCCTTTTCGTCGATGCCAGTGATCTGACCGCCCTTATTGTTCAGCGTCATCGCCGAAACGGCGGCCGTCACCAGCGCGGGGATGTCGCCCTCGCGAATCGCTGGGAATTCGACACGCACATCGATCTCGTTCGTCTTCGGCTCGGCTCGCTCATAGATCCAGCGGCCGTCCGCGCCACGCACCCGCTTCGCCTCGCGCACCACGATCTTTCCCGCGTCGGCCCGGCGCCGCTCTATCGCCTCGCGCAGCTTACCTTTCGGAGCCGCCAGCGAAGCCTTCAGCACCTCGGTGCAGATCACTACCAGATCCTCACGCCAGCTCTCCTGGCGCTCCAGGAAGCCCAGTTCTGTCGGGCGATCAAGCGTGGTCGCCGTGGCTAGATTGCCCGTGGACACGTCGGCCAGGAAGGTCTCCGGGACACCAGCCACCATGCAGCACATCAGCTTGTACTGCCGCACCTCCTCCGGGTCTGCGCCCGCGCCTTTGGAATTGAATGCGCTCAGCGTAGTGCCGGGCCCGCTGGCGAAGATCGAGCCTTTGACTGCCGGAGGATTCTGGTCCCACAGACTGCTGGTGGGTCCCACAGTGGTCTGGAGCTGCTGCTTGGCGCCCTCCAGCGCTTGCTGGCCGCCCTTCGTCGTCAAGGTCATGGCGAACTGGCTCAGCGCCATCTTGACAGTCTGGCACGCCTCCAAAAACAGTTTGCTGGCCTTGGCCCAGTCGATGGCCGGATAAATCTTCGGGCAGCCAAACTGCCAGTTGGCTACTGCGCCGTCCTTGCGATGATAGACAGGCGCAGACCACATCACGTCGTGCGTGCCGAACTTCGCGGGCTTCTGTGGCGGATCGTAGCCGAGCGCCGGGTACCATGCCGTGTGCGCCTCAATCTTCACGGACTCGTGAACCGGATCGAAGACTTTCGCAGTCCACTCGCGCTTGTAGTACCACGGCTTCGCGGCGTCGTCCGGGTCGCAGATGACTTCCTGGATTTCCGTCGCGTCGATCAGGCGGACGTTGGTTTTTCCGGTCGCCAGCTTGTCCTGGAAGAAGCACCAGAACAGGTTTCCGTCGTACCAGCGGCGGCGCTCCATCTCCGTGAGCGCTACCTGGCCCATGGTCGGGACATTCGCTGCGAAGAATTCCTGCAACGCGTCGTTGGCGTCCTCATCCGAGCTACTGATCTCCACGCCGCGGCCGAACACGTAGACGCTGGCTACGTCGATCAGCCGGCGGATGATCGGATTTTTGATGTAGTGCAACCGGCAGATCAGGATGATCTGCTGCACGCCCCACCGGGAGAACTCCAGCCAGCTCAGGTTGACTTCACGTCGCCACTCGACATTGGAGAGCGCGAGCTGGATGTCACCGTAGGAGCCTTGATTGACGATGGGGTTGGTGGACTCGCGTAAGCCGACGCGCGCGGCCGTCTCCAGCACATGCTGCGCATCGCCGGCCGGAAGCCACGGACCGATACCGCGCATAGTCTGGGCTTCGGCAAACTCCGCGAGCTGATCGAGCCATGTCGCACGCCGTTGCAATTCGCGGGTTTTTGTTTCAATGAGTTGGCTCTCCAGAGACTCGATGCGGTTCTGGGCATTGAGGACTTCCGGGGTGGGGCTTGGGGCGAGAGCGCGCCAGCAGCGCGCGAGCAGCCCGCGTAGTTTGCGTCTCATGGGGCAATCATACGCCTGCCTTCCAGATATTTCTACTTTCCGCTCATTGGGAATTCCCTAACCTGCAGATCGCTGGGCCAGTGGTCAAAGGCAATCTTGATCCCGTGCTCCAGAAGTTGTTTCACGAAGAAAGGCACCCCGACCGCCCTGCACTGGTCACGGATAGACCGCACCCACTCCGGTAGCATCGGTCGCACCCCCGGCCCACTCTCCCCACCGACAATCACCCAGCCGATACCGGTCAAGTCTAATTGACCGAGATCCTCCAGTAGCGGTTCCAGCGAGAGAAAGCGCAGCGCTGCCGGGATGCCGCGCAGTTCATCGACCCGATGCAGATATACCGGGCTTTCCACGGACACCCCGAGCCACACGTTGGGCAGTGGCGGATCGGGCCAGTTCCCCACACGACTAGGCAAAGGCCAGCAGACTCTTTCTAGAGGCCTGCCAGACACAATGCGCTCTGGCCGCTTCGTGAGGATCTGATACGTCAGGTGCGGCGTGCGGCGAATGATCTCGTATGCTTCCCCGCGCCACGGGTCTGCCTCTTCGACAAACCAGTCAGACCAGGAGCACGTGAATACCATTGCGGGGTCAAGCCACTTCAGCGGAGCGTCGAACGTGGCGCGCTTCGACCGCACTACCACTGTCGGATTCTGTCCATAGCGCGCTTTCTCGCGGTACATGTAACAGAACTTGCAGGCGGGGCTCACCTTGTGGCAGCCCTGCCACGGGTTCCAGGATCTATCCGTCCATTCGATCTGCGTGAGTTTACCCATTCATGCCACCCCAAATAAATTCAGCCCAGCGAACTTCTCGCGTCCGTGTTCTGCCACCAGCTTGAGCAGCGCCGCCTCCTGCCATGGCTCCGCGTCGATGTGCAAATGCCCCATCAGGTGCTCGTAGGGATGCCACCACGATTCCGGCGTCTCCAGATATTTCCACTCTGCGGGCGTATCGCCAGGGCCCGTGCCGTTCGTGGCCCACGAGTACATCCGCTCAATTTCCTTAACGGACTTGTTCGGCCAGCGGATGCGCTCGATCACGCGGTAGAGCCGGTGCTTGGCGACCAGTCTTCGCTCATCGGCTCCCCACAGGTGCATGACGCCTCCCTGGCCCTGTGCAATCGGCCGGAAAGGAGTGAGTCTCAGCGGGCCCGGCTCGCGGGCATGGAAACGGTCTCCCGACCAGCCGAGGCTTGGCACATCCGGGAAGGCCACACTGAACCAGAGGTTCCCCCAGATGCCGTTCGCGTGGTACTGATGAATGCCGTTGCGGATGTTGTAGCCGGGCAATTGAAGAATCGATCCGTGTGGCGTGGATTGAACGAGATTACATATCCCAATTTCATTAATATTTCCGCTGCCATCGAATGACAGCATATTCCCAGTCAGGATTTCGTCAGCGTCGATCAATGCGATATAGGTAGCGCGGTTTTCCCGCGCGCACTCCAGCATTCGCTGACGCATAGGCATCTCGCGCCACTCCTCTGTGCTGTCGAAGAGCATCAGCACACGCCCGGTCTCGCGATGCACCTGCTCGACGATATCGCGTGTTCCATCTGTGCAGGCGTGCAGCAACACGATGACGTAATCACACCACATCACGGCCGCGCGCAGCGTCAGCCCTATTTCATGCTCTTCGTTGCGCACAGGCATCAGCCCGATTATTCTCATACGTAACTCCCGTCCGCCAGTAGAATTGTGTTCTTGTGCGTCGGATCTCCCAACCTGCCATAGGCGAAGATATCCGGAGGTGCCGTCAGATCGAAACCCAGTCGCCAGGCAATTACCGAGGCGGCAGTCTGATCGTGCCGGTGCCCCCGCACGTCGGGAGGCCCGCATACGGCGAGCCGATTTCCCCATTGCGCCCGGTTGACGCTGGCGTTGTCCGGGTGGTTCAGGTTGCGCCACGGCCCGCAGAACGCGCGCGTCTTGCTGGCCAGACGGAAGTATTCGGCGAGAAAGGCTTTCCCGTTCGGGTGACTCGTGTTAATCCCAAAGGCCGTCGCGACGACGTGCGGAATTCTTCGATTCATGGAACGCCACGTTTCCTCCGTGGTCTCCACTACGGCTTGCCGAGAATCGCTGGTTTCAACCCGACCGGACAGGCGAGCTGTCCGCAGATCGGCGCATATCTGGCGAGCCATGGCGAAGGTGAGAGCATCGTGGAAACTGTTGCTGTGGAACAGGTCGGAGTACGCGCTGTCCGCCGTCCATTCGTAATTGGTCCAGCCGTTGCGCGCCATCCAGTATCCGTCCCGCTTGATGCGCTCCCACAGCGGAGCCAGCGGGCGCACCGGCACGATACAGGCGTCACACCATAGCAGCAGGTTGGCCCTGCGCGCGGCGTCGCGCAGCGCGAAGGCCTTGAATGCGTATGGGATTTCAGAGTGCGGCGGGCAGCCCGGAGGAAGCTCTCCAGAGACCGCGAACATGTCCGCATCGCCGAGATCCAGCATGGCGTCGATCAGGCGCGCCTGGCCGCGCTGGTAGTAGCGCGTAGTTGCAATTGACACAACCGCTCTCGTCATGTGATTATCCCCTCACAATTACCATATTCGTCGAGTTCACCAGTTCCGTCCGGTAGTGCTCCAGGCTGGCAGCAGCCAGCAATTCGGTGGTGCGATTGTCATGCTCAACTACAGCCACGGATGGAAAATGTCCCAACTTCAGCATCCGGAGAAACAAGTCGGCGCTCACGCCCTCGGCGTCTATCGAATACATCGAAAACCCGCCCCAGCGGTTGGCGATCTCTTCAAGCGTCAGCACCGGCACCGTGATGCGCCCGCGAAACTTCGCCGTGCCCTTCCAGCGCTCGTATTCCGCCTCGCTGCCCGTGCTCACCGCATCATCGGAGACATGCAGCGATATCAGGCCGGCGTCCAGACCGACGGCCGCCTGCACCAGCGTGACCCGCTCATCGTTGCCGTACTCGTCGATCAGATTCAGCATCGGGCCCGGCGACGGCTCAATCATGACGCCGCCCCAGCCCATCTCGTACAGGGCGCGCGTGTTCGAGAACTGGAATGGATGCCACGCCCCGATGTCGAGGAAGCGCGGGTTCTTGTCTGCGCCGCACGTCCGCTCGACACCCGCGAGTATCGCCGCCTGCTCGCCGAACTGGCTGTAATCCTTCACCACGGTATCTCCTTATTCGACAACACGATAGTCTGCGGCTGGCGCCGATCGACCCTGGAGTAAGGCCACGGATGCGCAAAGCCGATCTCCGGCGATTCCCAATCGTGGATCACCACGAACTCCGCAGACTGCCTGAACAGAAGCGCATCCGCCGCGCGGCGCGAAGCCGGGGCGTTGTCGATGAATACGACAGACCAGCACGACTCCGCATATACCGGGAGAGTGAAATAGTCTCGACAGTGAACGGAAGAACAGGCCAGCGCCCAGTTGAGATCGTCATCCAAACTGATGAAATGGCGATTTGCGGCCGCGCAGAACGTCCGCAGGAGCGGAGTACTAACGAATCCCGCACCGAGTTCCAGCACTGCTCCGTCCGTCGCCAGCAGCGCGGCGAACAGCGTCGGTAGGTGTGTCATGTAAGCCTTGTCTACCGGCATAATTCCTTCGGCCCTCCATTTTCCAGAATCCACTTCCGCATCGCCGGGACGTCATAGTCCGGGACGAAGCGCGAAATCCCCAGGGCCGCAAAATTCGCGGTGAGAGGCTTGAGCCCCATTGAGTGCAGCACAAACGACAGCGCCGCTTCGTCATGCCGGTGCCCTTCGCAGCGCGGATCAAGAGAGCAGTGGCCCGTCCATTTTTCGCCCCACACCGCCATCGGCGCGCCGGGCAGGTTACGGTGTGGCCCGTTGAAGGCTCCGGCGTCGTGCCATTCTTTCCAGCGGCGCCAGATTTCGTTGCCCAGCGAATGGCGCAGATCCAGCCCCACCAGCCCGCTGTAGACCAGCGGGATCTCCATGGCGGCATCGCGGGAAATCCCAAAAAGATTCAGCGCCGCATCGCTCACCCAGTTGCCCAGCTCCGCTCCCTGCGCCGCCACATACCAGCCATCGGCACGGATTCTCTCCCACAGCGGCTCAATCGAGGCAGTCGGCTGAAACGTCGCGTCCATCCACAGGATGTACTGGAAGCCTTCCACCGCGCGCAGCAGAGCATAAATTTTGAACGCGTACTGGCTCTCTTCATGCGGCGGACAATTGGCCGGCAAGGACTCGTACCACAGCTTCCATGCGTCGGGACAGTGAACCTCGCAGTGATTGATCGTGGAGCGGAACAACTTCCGGTAGTGCGTACCGATGCCCGCCCCCACGATCACGCCGGGCACTGCGACCGAGCGTTGCGTCGGCACAGTCCAGTCAGGCTGGTCCGTCATAGCGGCTCGCTGCCCGGAAATCCAGCCGCCTTGCGCTCGGCGAACAGCGCCTTGTACCGCTCCCACTCCTCCCACGAGTTGGCCTTGCGCAGAAACTCCGGCATGCGATCCGCTAGTCCAAAGCGCTCACCAGAGCGCGGGCGCCCCCAGTGATCATGGAAGTGGGTCAGTTCGCGCCGCTCCCAATACACTCCATGCAGCAGGGCCACGGCCCGCAACTCCTCGTCCACGAACATATGGGTGTACTCCGGCCAGTACGGTCCACGGCCGCCGTACATGCGCCGGGCGAACTCGCGGCCGATCCACGGCGAGCCGGCCACGCGGTCGATGTAGGCGCTGCGCATCGCCGGATGCTGGTGTAATGGCTCCTCTCCCCAGCGGTCGCCGGTCGGCTGCACGACTCCGAAGCTGTCGGCACGCCAATCTGAGCATTGGCACGCGATTTCTTCCGGCGAGTGATCCGGGTCCGGGTGGATGTCGTCAGCCCCGCACACCAGCCAGTCGCACGCGGAATCCTCAACAAGTACCAGCGCGATCAGGAGATTCTGGCTGACAGCGTAGCCGCAGTAGGGCAACGTGTTCACCAGTAGATCCGCTTCGACGTGCCCGCGGTCCATCTCGCGGAAGACGGCCAGCTTGTAGCCGCGTTCTCGCCACATCGCCAGCACTTTTTCGGCCTGATCCACGGGCCGCGCGCTCGGCAAGCAATACCACACACTCATTTCAGAATCTCCTCCCACGCCAGATCCGTCACCCGCTGGTACTTCTCCCGCGCCGGGGCCGTCACCCGCCGGTACTCCTCCCATGCCGGGACCGTCACCCGCCCGTACTTCTCCCATGCCGGGGCCGTCACCCGCCCGTACTCCTCCCACGCCGGGGCCGCCACCCGCCGGTACTGCTCCCACGTCGGGGCCGTCACCCGCCCGTACTTCTCTCGCGCCGGGGCCTCCACCCGCCGGTACTCCTCCTGCGCCGGGGCCGCCACCCGCTCGTACTCCTCCCACGCCGCGGTCTTCACCCGCTGGTACTCCTCCCACGCCACGGCCTTCACCCGCCCGTACTCCTCCCACGCCGGGGCCGAATCATCGATACATGCCGTGCTGTCAAGCAGCCACTTCACATCCGCAACCCCGTTGTGCCTCAGGATGTCCAGAGCGTCTATCGGCTCATCGTGATCGTATCTGACCCCGCCCAGCGCCTCCACCAGATGCGCGTAGCGGCCAACACACGCCTCCGCTGCCTTGAGCCGATTTAGTGTCGTGTGAATCTTCATGCAAATCACTATCCCTTCTCTGCTTGTATTTTGACCAGACTAATCAAACAACCATGACAAATGGTTCTACCATCGACCAACGTTACTACCTGCGATCCATCGCCCCTGCTGACATTCCCGCAAATATCGCAAACCAATACGACATTGACAAACGGAAATATGCACAGTGATTCCATTGTCACGCTCACGGCAACATCTCCATGTGCGCGCGGCAAAACTCGTTCCACTCCGGCGCGCGGTTCCAGCTCGGCGACTCGCGCACGATGATGGTGCGCGTGTTCCAGTAGTGGACCGCAGCGATCATACGCGGCAATGGATCGCAGGAGCAACAATCGGGTATCGGAGGAACTGACAACACCCCCAGCGTGCGCAGTCCGCAGCAAAATTCCAAATCCTCGGCAGTCGTGCTGCGTTCAGCGAACGGCTTGCGCTCCCACGTCGAGCGCCGGTAGCACAGCGAGGTGCCCAGGACGTACGCAGGGTCCGGATTGATGTACAACCAGGCCCCGTGGAACTGGCCAGCCCTGGTGTCCCAGAATAGCATCTCGCGGTAGCCCACAGCATCGGCGCCGCTAGCCTGCAGCAGCCCCACCTGCTCAGCCAGCCGATTCGGGTGCGACCAGTCGTCGCAGTCCCAGTGCGCGATAATGTCGGGGCATTTCCATCCGCCATAGTTTCCATTGCGTCTGATTTGCATCGTGTTGGCGGCATTGCGCAATTCTCCGATGGTTCTACCATGACGCGGCTCCCGGAAGCAACGCTCCCGCCAATCGCGGCGCTGAGGTGCGCTGTGATTCTGAAATGGATCGTCTCCGTTGTCATAAATCGACAGCCACTTGTTCTTGTAAGTCTGCGAACGGAAACTCTCCAGCATCCGCTCGATGAATTGCGGTCTGTCCGCATAAAGGCATACGCACGCCACCGATGGATCGCTCATCGGCCTGCCTCCATCTCATATTTGAATCGTACGCGTTCCTCGAATTCACACTCCGAGCACCAGCAATAACTGTGGCCGGGAATCTTCACGTAATTGCGACGATGCCGGCCGCACCACAACCTGCCGGGCTCATGCTCGTGCGAGTCAACGAGCAGCCCGTCGCTATTCTTGCAACGCGGACATACCTCGCGTTGCTCGCCGCACGCAATACGGATGATCAACAACTCATCGCCGGACCATCCACAGAGGCATCGCTTCATTTTCCGCCTCCTTTTTTCGCGGCCTGCTCTGCCTGATCTTTCCGCGCAGCGGTCCATTTTTCCCATCGCGCCAGTGCCGCCTTGCGGCGCGAGGCACTTACCTGATCAGGAGTTTTTCGTGGTCTGCTCATGTCGCACTTCCCCAAAGGCTACGATCCGCGTGTCCATAGCTCTATTATGCACATGCACGCGTTGCTGTCAATGCACATGCACTCGACATTCTCATATCGCACTGATTTGAAAGGGCGGATAGGTCATAGTCTCCACGGCGGGCACTACCCGCAGAAAGGCCATGATGAGCGATTCGGCCCGATCCGGACTTCCCGGTATCCCGCGTTTGTTGCGCTGCTCTTTACTCTCGATCTCAATGAGCCCGCGTGAGTTCTCGCGATAGCGGAGCGTGGAAAGCTGAGCCTCGGTCTCCTCATCCGACAGACCGGAGACTTCTCCGGTCTGGAAGTAATCCCGCGCGGTGAAGTACGCCTCGGCCTTGGCGTTGACGTACTGGGCATCATCTACCGGTCTCTTGCCCGCGTTGAATCCGTAGACCGTGAATCCGTGATCGGCGATGTGCAGCGCGAAATTGTAGCCGATGCCGATCACATCCACGCTGATCTGCCCGAGCGGATACAACGGATGGCGCTTCAGTTCACCCAGCACCCGCACAACGGCGCCGCGCGGATCGGGGTCCGCCCACGCCTCCTGCCGCAGGATGATGCCGCCCACGCGCGCCGTCAGGCAGGTCTCATCGTGACCCGGTCCGGCCACGTCGATGCCCACCTGGATACTACATCGCTTCGCCAGCCCTAATTCGCGTTCAGTCGGCTCTCGTTTGGCCCACTCAATCCACGTCAGCGGGAACACGGAATAGGGGTCTTCCTGTGGAAATTCCGCCAGTACGCGCGACTGGAACTTCGGATGATTTGGCCCCCAGACGTGATAGCGCTCGACCACCCAGCGGCGCGTGATGAGAAATGGGTACGGTGCCCAGTCAAGCCGATCCTCGGGGAGTTGTAGTAATTCCTCCATTGTGAGCGGACGCGATTCCGTCTCATGTTGTAGATTCGGCGTGTCGAATGCCGAGATGGTGATGCAGTGGTGAATTGTCCGCCCGCGACCAAATGCGTCGTAGAACTCGCCGGACGGGATTACCGGATTGCCCATCTTGAGCACGCGCACCCGGCCGCCGGCGCGGATACCCTCGATGGCATCCCAGATGTCGGATTGGATGCCTGGCGCTTCGTCGGCGATGATCAGTACGTCGCGGCCGTGCAATCCCTGCAAATTCACGCCGCTGCTTGAGCTGGCGCCAATCGCGTAGCGATCCTCGGAAATCTCCAGACCGGTAGTGGACGGCTCGGGAAGCCACTGCGCCGCAAGACCCTCGCGACGCGCCAGCGATACCTCCTTCCAGAATGTCTTCACCTGGCGAAGTGTCGGTGCCGTAGTGAATACTTTCCCGTGCGGATGGGCCGTCAGCCATTGCAGCGGCAGGCCGGCAGCCAGAAACGTCTTCCCGGAGGCGTGGCATCCCTTGACGGCCGTCAGGAGATTGCGATCCACGCTTCCGGCGATCTCGCACTGTGTGCGCCAGAGTTTGCGGCGCAGCCAGACTCGCTGGAAGGCGAT